TTTCGTTACAGACGAGAGAAGAAATGTTTGTAGATACGACAATGCTTTGATTTTCTTGTGTGATGCACAAGTCGACCAAGTGCAAACTATCCTGCCTGTCTTGGAGATTGCAGCAAGAGAACAGAAACCAGTTGTTCTTGTTTGTGATGATGTGGAGGGTCAAGCACTCTCTGCACTCGTTATGAACTCTGCACGAGGTTCCATGAAGGTTGCTGCTGTTAAGTCTCCCAAGTATGGAGAAGAACGAAGAGCAACAATGCAGGACCTTGCTATCGCAACGGGTGCAAAATATTTTAGAACCATGATGGGCGACCAAGTTAAGGATGTTACTATTAACGACCTTGGCACTTGTCACAACATTGAGATTTCTAAGTATGGCACAATCATTGTTGGGGGTGGTGGAGATACGGACGAGTTGTCGCAGCGAATCGAAGACCTGAAGCAGCAGGTCAAGGATGCAGAGTCTCTGGTGGATGCAGAACAGGTTCAAGAACGAGTGACAAGGTTGTCTAGTGGTGTTGCGATTGTGCGAGTAGGTGCAGCAACAGAGATTGAAATGATTGAAAAGAAGCACCGCATTGAGGATGCCCTAGAAGCAGTCAGGTCAGCACAACAAGAGGGTATCGTTCCAGGTGGTGGATTGACTCTCTATCGTATCTCGCAAACAATCTTAGACGATATTAGAAATATTGAACTTACGGAAGACCAGAAGTTTGCAGCAGAGATTTTCTATGATGTTCTTCGTTCTCCAATGAAGACGATGGCAGAGAATGCTGGGTATGATTTTGAGGACATAGACTCTAAATTATCTAATGAAAGCGACGATACAGGGTTCAATTTTCTTTTAGGTATTCCAGCAGATATGTACCGTGAGGGCATCATCGACCCAGCGAAGGTTACGAAGAATGCACTAAGAAATGCTGTCTCTGCTGCTGGTACATTGCTGACAACTAATTTTGCAATTATCGAAGAATCAGGGAAGACTCCGAACTAGTTATAGAGTAAGTTACGGAGGATTGTGAGATGCCAGACCTTTCAAGAGAATTAATCGTGGAATTGACAAGAAAGTTAGATAAGTTATGTATGACAATGGAGACGGTTCGTGAGAGGCAAGATGAGATGATTGAGAATGTTTCTAAAATAAAAGAAGCAGTCTATAATCCAGACGAGGGTCTTTATGCTAGAATCAGGGCACTTGAATCTTGGAAAGATACATCCTCCAAAGTAACTTGGACCTTGTTTACCGCAGTTATTGGTCTCGCAAGTGCATTAGTGATTAAACTTTTTTAAAAAAAAGGAGAGAAATGAAAGTTAAAGTTTCGTATACAGTTGATTTTGAAGAAATTCCAACCGTTATAAGAGAGATTGTCGATAAGTCTCAGGACCTTCAGGCAGAGATGGCAGAGTTGTCATCAGGATTGAGGGTTGGCGACCTTGGATTAAGGTCTCTCAAAGATATTAATAGAATCAAAGCAATTTGCAATAGTTTGCTGGAGAGTTACTCAGATTGTGAGTCTATTTTGACTGGTTATCTAAGTGCTGCACTCTCTCCACCACAACAACAGGGAGAAGTAGAAAATGTTGACTCTTGAAGTTATAAAGCGAGGATTGCCTCCAAACTTTGATTACACAACAGAACCGATGGTGCTAAATCCAAGTAGTATCGTATCTATTTCGCCAGCAGTACATCACTCTTCGCTTATTCGAGAAGTGAATGGTCGCACCATCAATCAGAACGAGATTTGTGAAATAGAGTATAATGTTGGAGAAAGGTCAGAAAAGGTCTTGGTAATGGGAAGTTACATCGAGGTCCTGCAAAACACTAGAAGTAGAAAGAGAGAACTTTTGAATGGGTAGGTCGAGTTATTATTTGGTGTTCGGACTGTCAAACTGCCCCTTTTGCAAGGAGGCAGACAACCTTCTTGGTTCATTGGGGTATGACTACGAGTACTTTACACTTGATAACGACCCAGAATACCTCCTAGAGATGAAAGAATTCTATAAACACAGAACAGTTCCGATTGTTCTTAAAGTCGGAGACGACTCTATTGTTCGCTTCATTGGCGGATGTGATGATTTGAAGAGAGAATTAGATGATTAAATGTGACTTGATGGAAATAACCGAGCATGAACTTATATCCGACGGAAAGAAAACGAAGTTCGGCAGATATCATGGTTCTATGTTCTGGAATATTCCAGGGTTTGGAAGTAAAAAGTGGGTTGTTGCTGCGAGAATCAAGGTAGAGGACGCGGTTAACGACCTAACAGAGCAAGAAATTATTGAAGGGTGCATTGCCTACTTGAATACCCCGCCACCAAGAAAGAAGTTCCAAAGAAGGATTAAGAAACCAAAGTATGGTTCTCTAGAACTTTATAAAGCGAACTTCATCGAGGTAGGTGGTAGTTGTTATATTAGTGCTCTTTTGGTAACCGACCAGAGGAACAGTAAATATTTCTGGGGTAAGGGCATTGTCACAGCAAAGTAACATAGAATACAAGTTCAAGATGCAATCAATGATTGGTTGGATTGAGATGTCTTCTCGATTTAGAGCAATATCACAAGAACTGTTAGCGACAAAAGAAGTGGACTTCTCCGAAGAAACTATCGTAGAACTTGGAAAACTAGGTGTTAATTCATATATCTTCTTTGACTACCTGCAAGACTTGTCAAAATACGTACAGGAAGACGAGGAGGGTTACTTGGATTTGCACGATAAGGAAGTGGAAAACATCTGGAAGTGTTTACTTTCCCTGAGTACCTCGAAGAAGCAATTAATGAAATCATCTATAAGTTTGGAACTGCATTAATGAATATATACATAGGGATATTTATAGTCGTAATAGCACAGGTTGCGGGTTGGTTTCAACTGAACGCACAGTACCTCTCTTCGTGGTGGGCAAACAAACCAATAATGACAGCAGTCGTCATAGGTATTCCCTGTTCTATCGCTTTTTGGTATTCTTGGAAACTCATCGTAGATGAAACGGGTTCGGCGTGGACCGCTAGGTTTATCGGTTCGTCAGCAGGACTTATCGTCTTTCCTGTTTTAACATGGTTCTTATTGGGGGAATCGATGTTCACGCCGAAGACTATGATTTGCTTTGCCTTGGCGTTAACAATAATTTTAGTTCAACTTTTTTATTGACAAACAGTAGTATGTGTTTATACTATAGGTATGACCAAGTTGCCGGAAGGGACTTGGGCATCGGAGTAACTTGCTTAATAAGGAGGAAATAACAATGAATGCAATTACTACATATCGACCTGGACTTTTAGGTCACAAAGTTATTAATGAGGTTTTTGACAACTTCTTCAATGACTTTCCTACCCATCTCAGGGCATCCACACAGGGTTATCCCGTTGCCGACATTTATCGAGACGATGATGGTTCCACTGTGTTGGAGTTTGCTTTAGCAGGGTTCAAGAAGAAAGAACTCTCTATTGACATACAACCTGATAAGCGAAGCATTACCATCACTGGTCAAGTTGATGAGGATAATGAAAAGAGACAAAGGATTGCTCGTAGGAACTTTACGAGAACCTATGTGAATTATGACGACAACCTTGACCTTGCCGGTGCGAAAGCGTCGTTTGAGAATGGTTTACTTTCAGTTAGAGTTCCACAAAGACCGGAGGTCAAATCCCTGTCGATAGAAATACAGTAACTGGAGGGGCATTTGCCCCTCCTTTCTTTTCTTTATTTACTATTTACTATACCTAAAAGGACAGACTATGAAAGAAATACAAGAATATTTTGACTCACTTATTCCAGAAAAAGCACAACGGTCTCGACAAACTGGAGTTTATCAGTTTTACCTGATGCTCGGATACAAGGCAGAATCGTCTGGTGAGCAGGGGTATAGAGGTCTAGAGGATATCGTTGCTGATATTCGTGCAATCCCGAGCGTGACTGTTGTTACCATCAAGGTGGCGAACGAGAAGATTTCAGAAACAGATTACGTTGCAGGACTTAAGATTAAGTTCATTCCTAGTCTGCCGGGCATCTTGAGGTCGCCTGAAGACGCAAAGTCCGCAATAATCAGAGCAATCAGACAGACCAAGGGAGTCAGGAAGTTGTTCAAAGTTTCACCTAGATTCGAAAAATCTTCGGTGTAGGGGAGTGAAAGGTCATTAAACTATCTGTCAAAGTCATCGAAACATTATCTTTAATTGTTTGGTCTCTGGTTTTTACTGGTGCGGTCTTCATGTGGAAAACATACGAAGATAACAAGAGGGATGGCGTTCATTCTGTGAACAAGCACTAATTAGTACGTGAAGTATAGAAAGATAAAAGTTGGTGACTTAGTGCATCATTCACTCTACAGAAGAGAGGAATGGTGTGCTTTGCTCCTTAAGATGCGCATTTTAGAGGAAGATGGTTTAGAAATGGCATATGTAAAGATGGTACCTGGCACGATGCAGTACGACTACTTTCAGAGAACTGGGAAAAACAACTCTGATGTTGGATGGGTATATAGCAAGTGGTTGTGGGTTTACCAAAGAGAGGATTGAATATGAACTTAAGAAATTTAAAACCTATATTTTATGAAAATAGTAGAGTACCAGTGTGGTTATCAAAGGTTGCGCCCATTAATGTGTGGGCAAACTCGTTTGCTATCTGGGTTTGGTGTAGGGGAAAGATGTCAGAAAAGACAAAGAGGCACGAAACTATCCATTTTCAGCAGCAACTCGAATGCCTTTTCGTATTCCAATGGATATTGTACGGGTTGCACTATTTAGTGCTATTCGCAAAGTACAAGGGAGATGGCAAAAAGGCATACCACAATATATGTTTCGAAAGAGAGGCATATGAGCACGATAAGGAGCACTTCTACTTGGATAACAGAAAGAGATATAATTGGATTAAGTATCTATGGAGACCAGAGAAATGATTATAAAGAACGGTTCTAGGGGAGAGGATGTAAAAGAACTCCAAAGAGCATTGAAAGCACTGGGTTATAATGTGGGAACTGTAGACGGTATCTTTGGACATGGAACTGAAATACAGGTAGAGAAGTTTCAGGAGTCAGTCGAGTTGCACCCAGACGGTATTGTTGGAAAGGGAACATTAAGAGAAATCAACGAAGCACTGGATGCAGCAGGACACTCGGAACTAAAGTTCGAGTTGGGAGACTACCCTGACCCAGAGGAGTCGAGTGTTAAGTTAAAGTGGGTAAAGGTTGAGGCAGACCAAGTGGACGGAAGTCAAGGTTATTCATACTTTCGTCTTAGGGAAGATGTTTCGGTTGCATACAATAAACTTAGGCACGAAGTCATTTCGCTTGGTGGAGTTATAACCTCCGCTGGAGCAAAGAGACCTCTGTCTGACAGCAAGAAGATGGCAAGTCGTTCTTCTAAATCTCTTCACTACACAGGTTTAGCGTTCGACATGGCGTTGGACTCTGGAATGAACAACCCAAAAAAGGAAAGGTTTGTTGTAGAAGAGGTTGGAGATAGAAACTGGAACGTTTGGTGTAGAACAACAGACGAGAGTGTTCCGGTTCGCAAGATAACTGCCTACACCTACAACAACACAAGAGTAGTCGTTGAGGACAGGTTCTTTTCTTTCACAGACTTGGCGAAGAAGCACGGGTTCGAGGGCATAAAGTGCAGACGTTCATTCAAGACCGGCGGCAGTTATCTTGGAGCAGAGTGGTGGCACTTCCAGTATGAGAAGGCGCTGGAACCAGGTGTGTCAACCTTTGGCGGAGAGTTGTTGAAGATTTACACACTTAAAGAGTGTCGTGATTTTGGACCATGGGAAGATGTAAAGCACTGTGTCTGGCAAGAAAGTTGGTGGTAAAGTGAAAAAGAGAAACCCATTCGCAGTTGCATTGCAGCAGCGGTTCGGTGGTGGTGTTAAACCTCACAAGAACAAAAAGAAGTATACAAGGAAAAAGAAACACAAGGAGAAAAATCATGACTGATATGAAAAACATTTTAAATGAATGGAGAGGATTCATTAACGAATCTGGGTTAAGCAGAATTTACAAACACATTATGGAGCACGACTGTGTTATTATCACTGCTTTCAGAGATGACTCTAACGATGACTCAAGATGTACTGATAAGGCAGTTATCGGTGGTGACAACATGGAGAGAAACAGGGACCTCAAGGCAACCTTGCTTGGTCTCGGATACGGTGTTACCAAGGTGGACGGTTCTTACATTGAGGACTTCAATACTCCTCTCGCCAAGGAAGTAAAAGAAGATAGTCTATTTTGTGTCAACTTAAATGATGACACCGACTTTGTTGACAGGTTGGCAGCACTCGGAGAGAAGTTTTGTCAGGACTCTATCATCGTGTTTCCCAAGGGAGGAAAAGGCGCTCACCTTATCGGCACAAACAATGCAGAGTTCCCAGGTTACGGAGAGAAAAGTATGACAGGAGACTTGTCTATGGGTCAAGAAGCGGAGTTTATGACCAGAATCAATAACAGACCTTTTACCACAAAAGAAGGCGTGGAACTCGAAACCTACAACCAACTACCACGTCTTCAGAGAATGGCAGTCAGAGCAATCCAAAAAAGAATTTTAGAAGAATAACTTGACATCCAACCAAACATCCCCTATAGTATATAAACAACAACAAGAAAGGACTACATTATGAACCTTGGATATGCTTGCATTAACATGAACTTGTCAACACTTCCAAAGTCCAAGCGTGTTACAACAAACCGCTCTATGGTCAAGAAGACGTTTCAAGAAAAGGGCATTGCTTATGCTTCAGAGTTGGGGTTACAGAACGCACAAGACCTTCTAAAAATCCTCCAGTGGAATGAGGAACATGGAATCAAATTCTTCCGATTGTCTTCAGACTTGTTTCCTTGGTCTTCGGAGTACAATCTAAAAGACTTGCCAGATTATGAAAATATTGCATGGTGGTTGGACCAAGCTGGTATGTATGCGTGGAAACATGGTCACCGTATTACAACTCACCCAGGACCATTCAATGTGTTGGGTTCTCCAAACGAAGAGACTGTCCGCAAGACTATCAAGGAGTTGGAGACTCATTCAGAAGTGTTTGACTTGATGGGGTTGGAACCTACGCCTTATGCGAAGATTAACATTCATGTCGGTGGTACATACGGTGGAGACTTTGCAGGCACGGCAGACCGTTGGTGCCGAAACTTTCTGAAGTTGTCTGCTAATTGCCAAAACCGTCTAACAGTCGAGAACGATGATAAGGCATCTATGTGGTCGACTCGTCATCTGTATGACTACATACACAAAACAATTCACATCCCTATCGTATTTGACTATCATCACCACAGGTTCTGCACTGGTGGTCAAACGGAAGGTGAAGCAGTTCAGTTGGCAGCGTCTACTTGGAATGGTGTTACGCCAGTTGTTCATCTATCCGAGTCTCGACGAGAAGAACAGGGAGACCCCAAGATTAGGGAGCAAGCACACTCTGACTACATCTACAAACCAGTTGATAACTATGGTGTCAACTATGATATGATGCTGGAGTGCAAGAAGAAAGAGTTGGGACTACTTAAGTATCGAGCGATTTTAGAGATGGAGGCGATTGCAAATGGTTCAGAAGAAGCGGCACATTGCTAAGGCACTGACCTGGAGACTGGTCGGCACAGTAGACACGTTCCTGTTGGCGTGGTTTCTCACTGGTAGTGTAGAACTTGGCGCAGCGTTTAGTGGAGTTGAGGTTATTACCAAAACAGCACTCTACTACTTGCATGAACGTGCGTGGTACAAGTGTAAGTGGGGCGTTGGTCAAGAATGAAAAGGGGCGACCTTGTAGAATATATACACTGGAAAGAAGATTCTCTATTGACACCAAGAATAAAAGTTGGTATGGTGCTAGAAGAACCAAACGAGGTCGGCAAGATGAGAGTCATATTTGGAACACAGAAAATGTGGGTTTGGTCTGGAGACTTGAGGATATTAAAAAGTGCTAATAGATGAAGTAGACTGGCAAGCAGTCGTCACATTGGAGAATAAAGAGTTGTATATTGCTCTAGTGCTAATTCTGCTTGTGCTTCAGTTATACTTGCTTTGGAGAACGAGACATTGAATCATCAGTATCGAGATAACATAAAGAAAGGAGACATGATAGTTACGGAGGTTGGGTCCGCCGTTATCATGAGGGAGACTCGCGCAAAGTGGTTCTATCTTTTTAGGAACAAAATCATTGGTGTGCGTAAGAGTCACTTCTGGGAGATGGTTGACCTTGGTAGGGTTAAAATACTGTACGCTTCTACAAAGAAGTATCGCACGAAGCAAAGGAGAATGAGAACATTGGACTTGAGAGGTGTACATTCTTATTCGGAGCAGATAGAGAAGTATGAGGAATTTGAATCATTCGTTAAACCTCCTTTTAATATCGCATTTGATAACAACATTGGGTTAAATGCAAACTATTTTATAAACGAAACCGAGAGACTAAATTGTGAGTATGAGATGGAAAAATTAACGGCAGGAGTGACTATGTTTAGGGTTTTTGAAAATGATTGAAGCAACCGTGTATCTATTACAAGACGATGGCATCAAGAGCAAGACAACAACTTTCCCATTTAAAACCGAGGCGACCTTAAAAAAACACTTGACTTCCATTTATGGTAGTGATACTATGGAGAGAGTTCAGTGGGACATTATTGAACCAGAGGAAGAAGAAGGCTTGGAAGAAATAGAAACCTCACAGGACGATGAGATTACAGGTTATTTGAGAAAACGACTGAAGAAAGGCAAAAGATAATGGCTTGGACAAAAGAAACTTTAATTGATAGTATGCTCCGAAAGAAGGGGCAAGCACTAAAGACTGAAAAGACTCTCCTAAAGACGAGACTCAAAAAGGGATACATTACCCAGCAAGAGTATAACGAGATTATTGAAGAGACAAAAGAATATTATAAAGAGTGGAAAGACTACAAGGAACCAAAAGTTAGACAACGACAGCAGGGGTTGAGATAGTGCTTTTAGCAGACGGATTTGAGGATGCTTTTATAGGTTCTGGTCGCTCTTGGCAAGCAGGAGGAGATGTTGCTATCTATAACAGGGAAACCTGCATCCAAATAATAATGAGAGACGGATGTTCCTACGAAGAAGCAGAAGAGTTTTTTGAATTCAATGTTGCTGGTTCTTATGTTGGGGAACAGACACCGATTTTTATAGATGTTCACGGAATTGATGAAATAGAGGGAGAGTAAAATGCCTTGCACTTATTGTAGCAACCCAAAGCACACTCGTAAAGAGTGTGAAGAAATTAACAATGACTTCCAGACTTACCTAAATGTGAGCATCGGGGTAAGGGAAGATTATGTAAGAGAACTAACAAAGAAGGGCATAGTTCCAGGTGCTGTTGTGAGAACCTACAACAGAACAGACAAATTTATGAACAAGTTTTCAGAAGTTGCCGTCGCTGGTTTGGGAAATGTGGATATGTTTGACTGCTACACCAAGGTAGGCAGGGATATCCGTCCCGTAAGTACTCCAAGTAGGGAGAGCATTATTCTTGACGATGACGACGAGCGAATGGTTCATCCACTCCAATGCTATGAGGTTATCCAAGAAAGCGAACAAGACTGGACTGCGACTTGGGTCACAACACCAGTTCTCACAGAAGATGAGTTCAAAGCAATGTTCAAAGGTAAGAAACGACACATTGGTTTTGAGAAAACACTTTACAATTGTGCCGTCACGAGGTATACTGATGGTGCAGAATCAATAGAAGCAATGATTGCTAGACTACAAAAAGAAGCAGAGGAGGAAAAAAGAAAAATGAGTAATGTAATCAATGGTGAATCAATTTATGTTGTAACAGCAACATCAACTTCGGATGACTACAAGAGGGTTCATTCAAGTTCAGAAACAAAGACAGCAACAAGTTATGAGACAGCACAAGCACTTGCTGCTCAAATGTATTTAGAACAAGCAGAGGATAGTGATATCTTTTATTTCCACAAGGATTTGCTCCAAGAATTATCCAATGCCCTATCAGATACGAATGATGTTGCCGCAACAACTTATAAGTTCTTTGACCGACACGAAGAAACTTTGTTTGAGGGCGAGTATGTTCCAATGACATTCTACATCAACATTGAGGAGCAGAAAACAGAAGTAGCAGATACCTCCACTATCCAAGAGACAGTTCAGGATTTGGTAGAGAGATTCATAGAGGAATAAGGAAGTGAAACCACCTGAGTTAAAGATATTCACTGGTCCAATGTTTGGCGGCAAGACAACAAGAATGCTTGCAACACTGGAGAGATACAGATACCAGAACAGAAAAGTAATACTTTTCAAACCTTGCATGGACGACAGGTATTCTGAAAACAAGGTGGTCACTCACAAGGGGCAGGAGCACACTTCAGTTTTGGTAAAGTCGGGGTCAGAAATACTTGAACAAGCAAGAGAAGCAGATGTTGTAGCAGTTGATGAACTGTTTATGATTCCTGAGTCTGCTGCTGCTTGTCTGGAGTTGTACAAGATGGGTAAGACTGTGTTAGTATCGACACTACAACTATCCTCCCATCCAGATGGATACAACTCGTTTAGGGAGGTCAAGGACCTGATGCCTTGGGCGACTAAAATTGAAGTGTGCCCTGCCGTATGCTCAGAGTGCGATAGGGATGCCTACTATACCAAGAGACTAGAGGGCAAACAAGATAGCGACATACTTGTCGGAGGAGCAGAGTCTTATCAACCAGTGTGTTGGAAACACTCTGTTATCAATAAGGTGGAGATATGAAGAAAGAGAGGGTGAATCATCCTGAACACTACAACAAGGGAGGTATTGAGGTAATAGAGTTCATTGAATCTTGGGACCTCGGATTCAGTGAGGGGAATGTAGTAAAGTATGTCACTAGGCATAAGCACAAAGAGAATCCAATCGAAGATTTAAAAAAAGCAAAATGGTATTTGCAAAGAATGATTGATAACTTAGAGAAAAAGGAGAAATAGTTATGGCAAAGAAGACAATCGCAAAGTCAGGAAGAGGAGTTCAGGTTCACTACAAGGGAACGTTCAAGGACGGAACGACATTCGACAGTTCCTATGAGAGAGGAGAACCGATTAGTTTTACGGTTGGAGCAGGAGAGATGATTCCAGGTTTCGACAGTGCAGTTGACGGTATGAAGGTGGGACAAAAGAAGACTGTAACCCTTTCGCCGGACCAAGCATACGGACCCCATAATCCAGATGGTGTGCAAGAAGTCAACAAGGAGCACTTCCCAGAGGACTTCAAGTTCGAAACTGGTGTCGTCATTGAGGGTCAGGTTGGAACACAACCAGTTCGTGGAATAATTAACTCTGTTAATGAGGAGACGGTTACTGTCGATTTTAACCACCCAATGGCAGGCAAGGACTTGAACTTTGACATAGAACTGGTAAAAGTCGTATAAAATACCTATTTAGGGTATGGACAGAGAATATAAATTGGGAGAAAAGGTTTACCTCAGAGATTATCCTTGGGGTAGACCTTTGTCCATTTATGGCAAAATAGTCGGATACTTGAACGAAGACACGTATAATGTATTGTTATCTAACGGTCTCAACGCTGGGAATATAAGACCGTTTAAAGAATGGAGTTTAATAAGAGAACAATGTCCTATGTCAGCACAGAAACAAGAACAGGTAGAGGATTCAAGTGGAGAAGCAGATACACAGACTCCTTTGGAAACGTTCTTTCGGAAATAAAAGGGTACACTATAGACAACTTAGACACCAAAGACATCTCTGATGCCAGCAATGTGTTTGAGGAAATTTTCATTCAAATTAGAAAAGAACTTGAGAAATGCAATGCAATAAGCGCGGAAAGTCTCAATGCTTGTCATCAGGTTGCTAGACGCTTGTCGAAGGGTTACAAGAAAATTGAGGACTAGAATCAAACAAAAAGAATTAAGCAAGGGTATGCTTGTTCGCCTCAAGCACGAAACGTGGTCAGACTTTGTTGACACTGATGCAGTTGGCATGGTGACTTCTTGGAATGGTAAGGAGGTTAGGGTTGTTTTCACCAGCGGCAAAAGGGAGAACCACTGGATTTGGAATCTTGTGAGGTTTAATGAAAAAAGGTGATTTAGTAAGGTATCGTAGGTTCAAACTAGGAGAAGGCAGACTGGGAATGGAGAAGTATGAGTGGGATGGTCCAGGGTTCTTGCTTGAACTTGACGTGCTGATGAAGACAGCGACAGTTATCACCAAAGAGGGCGTAACAGAGAAGTTTAGGTCCTCACATGTCCAGAAGTTAGGTAAAAGAGGAGTAAACCCAGCAGAACAACCATAGTTAGTAATGGAGGTTTTGTTATGTGGTTTTGGAATATAGTAAAAATAAATGCTTTTCTTGACATTTTTAGTGTAGTATGTATAATAGTATTAGCACTAAAAGTTCACTCTTTAGAAAAAAGGATTACGAAATGACAGACATCAAGCAGGGCGAAGCGGTTTTGTTTATTGAAGATTATAATCTATTTGATACAAACGTAAACGGTTATGAGGCAATGTTTTACAGATACTCAACAATTGAAGGTAAGTGTCTGGTTTACGTCCCAGAGGTTGAGGAGTGGGCAGAACCAGAACTAAACATACTTGAGGCAAAAAATACTGGACATGTACCAAAGAGATATGCTAATTTATGTAGGCGTATTGTCGAGTTGCGGATAACTGCTTAGAACTGGAGTTGGTCTTGAGAATTTTAGTTTTGTTATTGTTTATGTTACAGGGGTGTTTGATTGTCTTGGATGATGATTGCGACCCTCAGCATCCTGAGTATGAATACACAGAAACGGACTGCTATTATACCACCAGAAGAGTCAACGTGTGCAATCAATACTATTGCTGGAACGAAACAAGAGAAACTTATGTCTGTGATGAATACTACATTTGCAGAGATGGGGTCTGGAATAGATGAGCAACTTTAGAGACAGTAGAACTATAGAGCAAATTTCTTATTTGCTCGATGGCAAGAGAAAGTTCGTCAAGGCAACCAAGAACGGAACTTTTATACTCAATGCAGTGGAAGAAGGTCCTAGTGGAAGAAGGGTTGTGAGAAGAGAACTTACTGCTAAGGAGTTTGTGATGCACCCGCGAGTTATAAACTCAGACCCTGTTTTGACAATGAAAGACGGAGAAAAGGTAAGGGTCTTTGTGGGTGGTTCTTCTGTTTATTTGCCCGCTATAGTCGATGGTATGCTCGAAAGAAATGATAGGTTTGAGATTATGAGGAGAAAGTTCATTAAACAAAAAGAACAGAGACAAAAAGAAAGAGAAAAACAAAAGATAGATACAGACGAATACGATAATCCATTTTTGGGTTATTGGGGCGATGACTATGACGATTAGGCAAGAATTTGACAAGGGTGACTTAGTAAGATTGGTGGGACCAATCGGCGCAGCGGGAGAAGTTGGACTTGTTTTTAAGAGCAAGAGAATAACAGAACTTCCAGAAGATTGGAACTATCAGTGGCATAGGGACGAATACAGATGCTTAGTTAGACTCACAACAGGCGAGTCCGAGTGGGTTCGAGCAAAGTTCCTCAGAATAATGATTAGGGCAAAAAGGGACAACAACCTCTCGCCCACAAATTTAAGGGATGCGAAATGAGTGCTTCTTTTATTTTATTGGTTACTCTCTCCGCAGCGGCAAATCTGTTCGTTGTTTACAAATTATTTGAGATAGAGGACTACCTCAAGAGGAGAGACAGAGACGACCCTCAAAATGCTCCGACAGAGATTATCCCAGTCAGAAAGAGAAGGAAGTGAGAGTCGGAACACCATAAAAATGAATATAAGGGTAATCTTTTACTTGACAAACAAAAAATAAATATGTTAAAATAATGAAAATGCCTCAGTAGCTCAGTGGATAGAGCAACGGACTTCTAATCCGTCGGTCGTAGGTTCGACTCCTACCTGGGGCGCATTTCTTTTCTTGAAAGGATAAATAATGAGTTGGTTTTATATTATGTGGATTGGTGGAGCAGTTGTTTTTGCGGTATCTCTTTACGGTACTTTAAGAGCATTGAATCAGGTTATCAACTTGAACGCTGTTCGAATCAACGAAAATAGGCAAAGATTAGAGCAGTTGGAAGAGAAACTGCTCAAAGAAGAGGAAGAGGTATGTTAGACTTTTTTATGACTATTATTTCAGTTGCTGGAGGATTATTCCTCGGAACTATGTTGGTTGATTGGTACAGAAAGCACTCAAGATGACATCACTAAAAACACCACTAAGATATCCAGGTGGCAAGTCAAGGGCGATAAAGAAACTAAGTCCAGACATACCCGAGCACTTTGAGGAGTTCAGGGAACCGTTCCTTGGTGGCGGGTCAATGGCACTGCATGTAACCCAGACTAGACCTGACGTTAGAGTTTGGGTTAATGATGCCTATTTTAACTTGTTTAACTTTTGGAACCAATTGAAGAACAAGGGCGACCAACTTCATGAAGAGTTGGTTAGGATTAAGCAACCCATTGAGTATGTCTCTAAACCGCTTAGAAAAAAGCAAGTAGATAAATCACAATGGGACAAGTCTATTCTCGATAACATTGAAAGTCATCGTGCCCTGTTCAACAAGGCAAGAGAAGAAATAAATGGTCGAGCGGATAACTTGACAAAGGCAGTCTACTTCTTTATACTAAACAAGTGTAGTTTCTCGGGACTTGGAGAGAGTAGTTCTTTCTCTGAACAGGCATCAGAACAGAACTTTAGTATGACAGGTATAAACAAACTACCAGAGTATTCTAAACTCATTAAGAACTGGTGGATAACAAACCTTGATTACAGGGATGTAATGAATGCGAGCGGCGACAACTGTTTTGTCTTTCTCGACCCTCCTTATGATATTAAGGATGACTTATACGGAAAGAACGGAGATATGCACTCAGGTTTCAATCATATGAGATTCTACGAAGATGTGGTTAGGTGTCCACACGATTGGATGATTACATATAATTCAAATGAAGTTTTAAGAAAAAGGTTCTCAGATTATTATTTTAATGATTGGGACTTGACATATACAATGCGTTCTAGTAAAACATATACAGAAGCGCAAAAGGATAGAAAAGAATTGCTAATAACAAACTATGAAAGGAATAGCAATGATTGACCTCAAGAAAGAAGTTAATTGGAATAAAGTTTTTGGTGTCATCAATTCTGTTAGCACGCTGACTCGCAATCAAACTAGACCTCTGCGTACTGAGATTGTTGAGATGGCGATTGATAAGTACAGCAATGGCAAATTAAAGTACGTTGGCGATTCTGCTGATGGTATGGACTTCGAGGGGTCTGATGGGTTGCGTTACGAGTGCAAGATGCAAGGCACAATTTTTCAACCAACTACTCCACATACTGCAAAGGTTATCTTGAAGAACCACAGAGGTAAGAACCTTGGTACACCAGATAAAACATTTGATAGAATGATTTTTATTGACACTGGTAAAAATAAAGTTGGTGTTGTCAACTTTGAAGATTTGACAATGTTCAACAAAGATGCTAATGTTGAATGCAGAGTTGACGACCAGAGCGTTGTTGAATTTGTTGCCGATGGAGTAACTGCTGATAAAAGTTATGATGGTCTAGATATGGAAAAAGTTATCTTTGAAGCAATCCAAAAGAGTATGAAGTGATAATAGAGAACAAAGAAGGGTTAGAGTTTTTGAGAGCGATGGACAAGAGTTCAGCGGACCTCGTGTTGACTGACCCCCCATACATCACATCCAGAGAGAGTGGCATGGATAAGTGGGTTGACCTTGTTGAGAGACAGAATCAACCCGATGCAGCGAATTTGAAAACTGAAGAGCAGTGGGAGAAGTTCAAGCAAAGAAAGAATTGGGAAAAATTCTTTGCTAACAGCGATGTTGTTGACAGGTTTGCCGCTATGCACAGAATGAAAGGCGATTACCTAAAATATGGTTCAATCTATGGAACGAAGTATGCAGTCCAAACCGATTTTGGAAAATGGGATAGTGAGTTTGATTTAGAGACTCTTGACTCTTTTATTAGACAATTTTACAGAGTATTGAAAACAGGCGGCACTTGTATTGTCTTTTTTGACATTTGGAAGTTGTCAGACTTAAAGTCTATGCTTGAAGGCGCAGGGTTTAAGCAGTTGCGATTTATCGAGTGGATTAAAAGCAATCCACAACCGAGAAACAGTAATGTTAATTACCTTACGAACTGTAGAGAGGTCGCTATCACTGCTGTTAAAGGAGGAAAACCTACGTTTAATAGCAAATATGATAAGGGAATTTACGAATACCCCCTTTATTCAGGTAAGGACAGGTTTCATCCTACGCAAAAGAGTTTGAAATTGTTTGAAGAACTAGTTTGCAAGCACTCTAACGCTGGCGATTTGGTAGTTGACCCATTCTTGGGGTCAGGCACTACTGCTGCTGCATGCAAGTTGCACGATAGAAGATTTAGTGGTTGTGAGGTTGATGAAACTTTTTTTAAGAAAACTCTTGCAAGATTAGAAAAGTTGTGATAGAGTTGTAACATAATCAAGTTTTAGGAGCGCATAGGGCGTTCCCGTTCGCGGCAGTTTGTGTCGCAATTGCAGGGGGTTGGACCCCCAAACTATGAGGTGTTTACGATGAATGTAAACCAATTTTATAAGGAACTAATGAAAGACAGTTCCTGGGCAGTGAGAAATGTCCAAACAATAAATGTTGACTGGATTGAGAATATCAATCAAGTCATTTCCCAAGTCCGACAAGGAGGGATTGTCCCTTCTCACGTTCGTGATTTGACTGATTCAATTCTTGAGTTGGGTCAGCGTATACCAATCTCTGTAGAGATTGTTGGTGAGCGGGACGATGGCACTACCATCTACCGTTTGATTGACGGTGAACACCGTCTTAAAGCACTTGCTGTCTTGGCGAAGCAGCACAAGGACAGACCTGATTTTGAGTTTGTCAATGCCGAAATAAAAGAGTTTTCTTCTGATGCGGAGAGAACTTTTTATAAGGTGAAGTGTAATGGTCACGATACCTTGCCTGCAAAGGCAAATACCGAGGCAGACGCAACTATCATCATGTCGCAGTTAACTGCGGGAACGCTTGAGGGTTTACCCGAGCAACTGAAGGGGCATACTCCTGAAGAATTGTACAAGCGAGCACCCGAGGCATACTATGACGTGCTGGTGAAATCTATTAAGGATACTTACGAGTGGACGACCAAAAAGGCAGAATCTGCTGTTAAGAAGTTCCTTAATAAACTTCCAGGTAAACTGGAAAATTATACATCCGATACGTTGACGCAAAAGTTTAATTCTTTTGCTGATGGGCATTGGTCTGTGGCGGAGCGAAAGGGCAAGAAGATTACCTTTCGTGGTAGGGATGTATTTAAGTTAGGAACCACACAACACGTTTTTCCTAACATCACGGGTAACACATTCCGATGCAAGACTGCTGATACTACAAAAGAGGCAGTTGTTGTGGTGTGGGATAACGATACCATTGGAAAGGACTTCACTCAGGTAGATACCAATCGCCGTGAGATGATTCAAAAAATGAACGAGGCAAACTCATCTGAGATGCTCCGTCAGGGTAAGAAGTTGGTTGATAGAATCTTTCTAGCACCTCAGAAACTAAACATCGATGATTCCGAGGATTTCATTGAGCGTGGATTCTATGAGGTCGAGAAGGACTCTAACGGCAATTTCATCACTGGTTTTCCTACCACTGGTTGGGATATCGCTGCGCCAGCATCCGAGTGTTGATTCGGTGGGCATCCTTGGACCCCCTTCGGGGGGTCCGTTTTTTTAAGCATTTAAAGTAATTCAAGGTTATCTACAATGAAGAACAAGAGATTAAACTGGTCCAAAGAAGGCGTTTGGGAAGAGACTGGTGAAGTTATTGCAGAGTATATGAGAAACAACAGTATACCACTACATAGTGTTATTGCGTGTGAAGTTAAACTTCCCAATCGACGCCTTGGGGAAGCGGTCGCTAAAAACCTGTATGCCAGAACTGGCAATGTTAGATACCTCTCTAAGGGTAATACCATTGCAGGCACAATAGCATATCTGGGTGATGAGAAAATGAGAGACTTCGTATCTACTAACAGTCCTTCATACACCACGAGAAGATTGAGACTTATACAAAATATTTCTTTTTGTTTGTAATGACTAAAGGTGATGCAGTGAACCAAGGACAAAAGGCAAATCAGACTGGTAGAAGTTTTGAAGATAAGGTTAAACAACTTGTAAGTGAGTACGGGTTTGAATCCACACAGAAGAAATATGAGTCAAAGTATTCTACTAGGTCAAAGACAGATGTTTATTTGCCAGAGATTGATACTGTAATTGAATGCAAGTATCAGGGAGTGAGTGGCACAGCAGACCAAAAGGGTATTACAGAGATTGCAAACGCTATTTACACCTTGAACGCTAAGAGGTACATTTATGTCGTTGGCGGACCTCATTGGGATACAGACAGGGGCAACAAGATGTATTCTTTCTGCAAAGAGTTTGTAGACGACCAAAAGGACTTGAACCAATTACAGGAGATATTGGTGATGAAGTACAGCGAGTTCAAAGATTGGATTTCAAAACATCAAAAATAATTCTTGACAAATAAATAAAACATTTATATAATACTTTCACAACTTAAATGAAAGGACATGATTATGTCAGTACATTCTAATGTGCCAAAGATTGCTAAACTTATCACATCTGAGATTAAAACTATCGAGGATAAGAAAACAAAGTGGGCATCGTTTAAGAGAGAGAACGCTCAGAAGTTCAAAGAACTACTACACCTTGAGCACACTGACATGGAGAACCCAGGTGAGTTGCTAGGGTTTGACATTGATGAGGAGCGACAACTTATTCTTTTAAACTATACGGGACAGGCACACAATGTACTGCACGAAGTAGACAGAGGTTGGTCCCAACCCCTGCGCGATATGCGCGGTATGATTTACGATTTTAGTGTGGAGGAACCAGTTCTCGTTAGTCGAGGGTTTGAAAAGTTCTTTAACTTCAGTGAGTTGCCAGAAAACACTTACGAGGCACTTACTGATAAGTTTGGAACAAGCAGTTTCCTTGCCAGAGAGAAGGCAGACGGACATATGATTGAGTATTTTGTCCATAACGGTGAACTGTGTTCCTCCACAAGAGGTAAATTTGGAACAGTTAGTGCGGAGATTGCAAACGATATGCTTTCTCTTTCGGACTTTCAACAGGTAGAAAAGACTGTAGGAAAGAAACTAATGACCGTTGTAGTAGAGTTGATTCATCCCTACACCAAGGTCTTTGTTGATTATGACAACGCGGAAACGCTATACCTGTTGAACGCTTATGACTCCGATGGCAACTCCCTTGATGTTGCAGAGTTGGAGTATATTTGTGAGTCAATGCCGCACCTCTTTATTTGTCCTGAGTCTCGTGAGATGACTCTGAATGAAATTGTTGATGAAGTTAGCAGTCGTTCAGTGTCAAATCACGAGGGTTGGGTCATGAACTTTAACGGACAACTCGTTAAGTTCAAATATATCAACTACATTGGCGAAATGGTCAAGAGTAAGTTGAGTTACAAGTACATCATGAACTGTATGATTAAGGGTCGTCTTGATAAGATGATGTTTATGTTGCCCGAAGAGATTCGAGATGTGGCATACAAGATGGTTGATGTTGTAAATGAAACAGTTGACAGTGCTCAAGTCGCAGGAGATTACAAGTTGCTGTACGAATTACACAACGAGAATGAAGGCGGCGTCAACTACTTTAGGACTGTTTGCAGGAACTTCTACAGGTTCGTGGCAGCGTGAGGATTGAGTCTCTACTGCTGATACTGTGTTATGCCTATACCCTATCAGCAGTAGTTCGTTTTGTTATATCAAGAAGTAAACCCTGTCCCGAACAGGAGAGAAAAAAGAGATTGGACAAACTGTATGGCAGAAAAAACACAGGTGACTAAAGATATTATAAAGTATCTTACCGAAGTCATAGAGGTGCCATCACAAGAGTTTTCGGGGTTTGCAGTTTGTCCTTTCTCGAAACCAGAAAGAACTAGAGGTAGATTGTTTATTGGAGTGTTTGACCCTGATGAGATGTCGTTTCCTGATTGCATGAAACAGATTATCTCTCAGGGTTATTCGTCCGCTGCTTTGGCGTTGTTTCAGGGAGACACCCCCGTTGTAATGAGCAAGAGCGAAACAGGTAAATTCTCCAAGTTTTTGAATGGAGTTATGAAAGATAATGGTATAAGTGATTACAAAAACATATGTATCAATCCTAATGACCAAGTAAGTATGGGAGAATACAACCCGAGGTCACTGTCTCCATACTTCCTGATAGTGGTTTCCAGAATTGATGATTTAGATAAAGGAAAAAAGTCATTGACAAAAACAAAATACTACGATAAAATGCCTGACAGATATAAGAGATTTCTTAATGTGGACCTGTAGCACAGTGGTTAGTGCGTCCGTCTCATAAACGGTTGGTCCTCGGTTCAAATCCGAGCAGGTCCACTACTTTTACTTTCTAAGGAGTGTTTATGTTAAAGAGATTTATTATGGAGAACTTGCCCAGCGACCAGTCACCAAGGGACTTGGACATACTGGTATCAAACATACAGTTTGACCTGCGTTCTAGTGGGCGAATCGTGGACTTGTTGGACATATTCAACGCTTTTAAGGAACTACATAACACTCAAGACCTATTTATGTTTAGCAATGGTACAGTTATTGCGACCAGAAAAGGATTGAAGTCTTATGATTAAGGGGGGTTGTGAATGCTATCAGATACGTGGTGCTACTATCTTGACCCCGACTCACTCCACAGGGTTTTGAAGGTCAACAAACCTATAACAAAAAGACAAGCAATTTTTATTTTGAAAAAAAGGTTGCAAATTCCAAAAATATATTTTATTATTAGTTGCAATCAAACGAAGGGAGACAATCAATGATTGAACGTATCCAAGAAGTTCTTGTCAATCTCGATAAGGCGCGAAGTGCAGGTGTTGTTAGCAATAGCAGAAGAGACTACTTCAAGGCATTCCTGTTAAGTATTAGGACTCAGGTCGCTTCAGGTAAAAAACTCTCAGCAGGACAAAATAAGTACCTCAACGATATAGAGAGACAATGCTCAGAAGAAGAGATAAAACTCGCAGACGAGTGGATACAGAACTACAGTGATGATTTGAGAGATGTCGCTATTATGTGTGCAGAGTATTATGAGAGCAATAGTGCGGGAGGCAACTACTTCAGGGACATCAGAAATAAGGTGCTAGAAAATCCTAAAGGTCACACCCTTAGTAAGAAAGAATTCAATGCAATGTGCGCGAACAAGTATGCAGTCAAAATCATCAACGAGATGAAAAGTGATAACAAGTTCAAGGTCGGACAGATTGTTGAAGTGCGCTCCACTAACAGACTTGACATGGCACCCTATGATGACAGAAGCACTAGGCAACGCGCCTATCAGGTGAGTAAAAAAGCAATGAGAGGCGAAAGAGTTTACGCAATGGTAATTGGAATTAACACAAAACCAATGTATCGTGCCGTGTCGGGTGGCAAGGTGTATTCGATAATAATACCGGGTTCGACACTCAAACTACTCGCCTGTGAAAAAGACCTCAAGAAAGCAAGGAGAACATAAGCAGTGTTTTTTAACGAAGGAAATAGGCACTTGATAAAAGAGGTAGAGGTCGGTAACTCGGTGCTTGTCCATCCAGACTCGGACTTGTCTGGCGGAGGGTGGGCAATAGTTATGAGTATCTCACTTAGGGACCGCGACGGGAAACCTGACGTAGTGGAAGTGGTTTACGCTAATGGACGGCGTGGACCTGCTGACGAGTTTATGATATCGAAGGTGATAAAATGATTCAGACAAGTAGTTTCGCTAAGTTATTGGAGATGGAGGTAGACATCATCAAGGAAC